AAACCTTATATTATTATGGATCATGTAGCTCCTGATTTATTTAATGATTTTTCTAAACATTTTGGTGTAAATAGATATCCTGCCGTTCAAATTGATACAGGAGAAGAATTTATTACTATTCATATGGATAAAACCCATCCAGGGAATGATCCAAAGTACATACTTGTAGAAAATATTGAACATATGTTGAACAAAACATTAGAACTTATTTTAGAATAAATTTGGAGATTGCCCTAGCAGGACGTATATTTATATATAATTAAATACGTTATGCTACAAGCTGAAGAAATACACCAAAACTGGAACACGTTCCTATCAATAATTGAGGATCATATCACTGGCGAACGCAAGGATAAGTTACTCGAATTTTATAAGCAATACGAAGACAGATTCGTGTTGCTTCCTGCTTCTCATAAGAAAGCTTATCACAACTGTTTTCCTGGTGGTTATGTTGACCACGTAATTAGAGTAGTTGAATGTGCTCTTAAAGTAGACCAAGTTTGGAGAGAAATGGGTATGAAGGATACTTACACAACTGAAGAGTTAGTATTTTCTGCCATTAACCATGACCTAGGTAAATTTGGTACTTTAGACCAACCATCAGTTTTCGATAACGACAACGATTGGGAAATTAAAAACAGATGTGAATTATATAAGTTCAATACTAATATTACTTATATGTCTGTTCCTGATAGAAGTTTACACTTATTATTTTCAATTGGTGTCACAATGAGTGAAAACGAATACATTGCTATCAAAACACATGATGGAATGTATGATGACGCAAATAAGTCTTACTTACTATCCTATATGCCTGAAACTAAACCACGTTCATCTTTACTTTATGTTTTACATCAGGCAGATATGATGGCAGCTCGTATTGAATACGAAACAGAGTGGTTACCAAAACTAATGAGTGGTAAGTCTTCAAAACCATCTCCTAAAAAAGAATTTGTACTTAACAAATCAGGTCAATCAGCCCAAAAGCAAAAAGCAATGAAAACAATGGGTAACGATAATTTAGCTAACATTTTAAAAAATATATAATATGATTTGGGGAATAGCATCTATCCTACTTTGGGTAGCAACCATTATATTTTACATTATTCGTAATTTACTTGTTAAAACAGAGAAATTAGAACGATTAGTAGAAGAAAGAGACATTTACATTAATAATTTAGACGCAGTAATAGAAGATATTACTAAACGTCTTCAAGAAGTTGATGCTAGAGGTACATTTGCCAGTGATGATGAAGTAGGATTTTTCTTTAATAGTTTAAAATCGATGTCTGAAACATTAAATACGTATAAAATTAGAAGATAAGAATGGCAAAAAATACAATAGACGATTTGTTAAAAGACGAAACCGTCGCCCTCACAAAACGAGGAACAGTACGTAAACGTAAACCAAAAGAATCAAATATTTACTTTACTAGTGATACTGAGGAAGCAATTTTAGAATATTTAAGAACTAAAAATCCTGCTAAACGTAATGAAATATTTAATAGCAGAATTGATTATGCTTTCCATAAATTAGCGGAAAATATTATTCATACGTTTAAATTTTACTACACAGAAGTAAATACAATCGATGAATTAAAGCATGAAGTAGTAGCGTTTTTACTTGAAAAATTACATTTGTATAAACAAGAAAAAGGTAAAGCATATTCGTATTTCGGTACAATTGCTAAACGTTATTTAATTTTATATAATAATGCTAACTATAAGAAGCTAAAGGAAAAAGCTGCGGTAGATGAAGTAGATGAAGATAAGTCTATTTTAATCGAGCTTACAAACGAGGAAACAAATAATACTTCAATAAATGCATTTGTCGATTATTTTGTAAAGTATGTTGATAAAAATTTATTTGAATTATTTCCTAAAGATGATGATGCTCGTACAGCTGACGCCGTTGTTGAATTATTTAGGAAACGTGAAAATTTAGACATATTCAATAAAAAAGGTATATACATTTATATCAGAGAAATAACAGATCAATCAACCCCTCAGATTACTAAGGTAATTAAACGTTTGAAATCTATATACAAACAGTTATTTTCTGAATATCTAGAACATGGGTATATTAAAATATAACGAAAAGTCCTATAAACTTATATTTATTGACAAATACGTTTATGGATTTTAATCAAGTAACACTGTTCGGGAATAAAACATTCGCCGACTTACTTAAGGAAATATATACTAATTCCAAGGATAAGGAAAAACAAATTTCTGCTCTAATTCAGGGTTTGAAACCGTTGATCGAAACTCCTGGCGATGCAACCCTCATTGTTCCATTGATTAAAGAATATATGGAAATTGCCGTTAAAAACGATGAAGCCTTAATTAAAATGGCAGGTATCGTTCAACGTGCTATGATGAATGCGGGAGCAAACGAGGATTTACTTTTAAGTGACGCCGATAAGGAAATGTTATTTAAGAGTTTAGATGATTTGGGTTCAAATGTTAAACAAACTGAAATAAAAGAAGCAGATGGCGTTAGGTCCTAACTTTGGTAATGTTGTAGGTGGTGAATCATCTGGTAAAGGTGGTGGAGGTACTACGTCGTACTTCCCCGCTCGTGTTAAAGAGGTAGTTACTAGTGATTCAACAGATCCTAAATCTTTATTCGTACAGAATGGAGGTTGGGCATCTCTTGGTTTTATATCATTTCACCCACTATTTGGTCCTGTTGATGGTAACGATAAAGGTAACTTAATTGCTAAACCTTTATTTGGTAATTTTACCCAAATTCCATTAGTAAATGAAATAGTATTAATACTTCAGGCACCCAACATTTTAAATGACGATCCCCAATCCCAACAATTCTATTATTTAACTACAGTTAATATATGGAATAGTTCCCACCATAATGGATTCCCTGATTTACAAAACTTATCTGCAAACACTAAGCAAACAATGCTTGCTGATTATAGTAAGGTAAGAGCAGGGGTAAAAATTAATCCTAGTAATGAAATTAAACAATTAAATCTAGGAACTAAATTTATTGAAGATCCTTCTAAAGCAAGAAACTTAATCCCTCAACAGGGTGATATGATTGTAAGTGGTCGCTTTGGTAATAGTATTCGCTTATCACATACTGCTAAAACAGATAAATCATCAAAAGCTTTAAATACATGGAGTGTATCTGGAAGTAATACTGACCCAATTACTATTATTCGTAATGGTCAACGAGAATTACCAGCATCACTCCCTAAATGGTTACCAACAACTGAAGACATTAACTTAGATGATTCTTCTATTTGGTTAACTAGTGGTCAAGAAATTAAAATTGATTTTGCTTCAAAAAATCTACGTTCATATAAGATGGCAACATCAACACCTGCTGCTGATGTAGTAAATGTTCCTAATATTGTTATTCAACCTCAAACAGTAGATGCTAAAAATGCAGATAAAGAATTATTAGACGAAGCACAAAATAAACAAAAAGCAACTACTCAAGCTGCTTCAGATGTTGCTGCAAAAAATAATACCGCTACAGCAAATGGTACTGCTGTTTTGATTGGTAGCTCTGGAACATCAGGTACTCAACAAGTTACTCCTCAACGTTATGTTTATGACATTCAACAAGTTGGTTTTAATAAGTTTATTGTAGTATATGAAAATGTGGTCACACCACCATTAACTATTTCTGTTAAAAAATCAATATACACTGGACCTGGTGTAAATTTATCTACTCCAAACGCTGAATTAATAACAAAAGCAAAATCAGAATTATTTTTAAAATTAGGACCTGCAATAAACGGTATGCAACCAGTAAATACAGGAACTCCTACAGCAACAAATCAAGCTGTTTCTGAAGCTAAAGGTTCATCTGGTACTGCAGGTAATGCTCCTGTAGAAACACCAGCAGCATCAGGATCTAAAGATAATCCTCTTACTCCAAAACAATTACAAGATGTGGGAATGCCTGGTGAAGAAGTTAATAGTGTTGTTTACCAAACAGATTATGCTGAAACAGAAACGGTAACTGACGTTGCTGTATCTGCTGCTCAAGCAAAAGAAATTGAAAAACAAACACAAGGCACATCTTACTTTAATAATGCAAATGTCCAAATCACCTTCCAAGGTGGAAGCAATATTGTAAGTCCAGGCAATGCTCTAGAAATGGCTTTAGCAATTAATCCAGCTAATAAGAGTCTACCTATCATTAACTCATCATTACCAGTATTTAATAAAAACGGAACTGCCCACCAAGATATTAAAGCAGTAACAGGTATTCCTCTTTCTGAACCATTCTGTGCTGCTGGAATTTCTTATTGCTTTAAGAAGGCACAAGCTGCAAATACAGCAGCAAAAGGAATTGCATGGGGTGTAACTTGGAGCTCACAAGGTATATATGAACAAAAACAATCACAATTTATTCAATTAGCATATCCTGCCGATATTACTCCTAGTGGGTTAACAGCTGCAGGTTCTGCTAAATTAGCTCCACTCGGTGGGTGGGGTGGTGCTTGTTTTGCTTGGGGACAAGGAGCAGGAGGACAAGGACATATAGGAATGTTAGTTAAAATATCTGGTGATACTTTATACACTATAGAATTTAATACAAGTGCAGGTTCTGGTGGCTCACAAAGTAATGGTGGTGGATTATTCTTAAGAAAAAGAAAAATTCAATTAATGGCTGTTGGGGGTAGGAAATTAGCTAGTACTAAAGGTCTTGTTGATATAGATGGAAAAAAATATTTTAATTACTTTGGATTTGTAAATACATCAAATTTGATAGGAGGTTCATGGGCCGCTCAAGGTTTAGCTAGAGATATTACTTTACCTTCTGTAAAAGGTGTTAATTTAAATGATTTAAAAATATACGGCTAATGGCATACTCACCCGAATTATTATATAAAGGTAATCAAGTAATAGTAGCATCAGGACGAATAGTTTTTAATGCTAAGGATGACGCTGTACTTATATTTGCTAAAAAATCAATAGGTTTTTCATCAGCAGGTTCAATTCACTTTAATTCTGATGCTGAAACGATTATTAATAGTCCTAAAATATATTTAGGATTAGACGCTAAGGAAAACTTAGTTAAAGGAAAAAAATTAAAAAAATATCTTAGTGATTTAAATAGTGTACTTATTAAAGTAGCAACTTCTTTAAGTACAGCAACTGGATTACCTCCTGGTACTCCTATGCTACAAGTAAATACATCAGCACAAGAATTACTTCGTGTTACTCAAGAATTACAATCCCAAATAGATCAAATATTGTCAAAAGATAATTTTACTAATTAATGGCTTTAGAAAAATTCATACAAACCACAGGTAAAAAGACAATAGATACACTCTATAAGGCTAAAAAACCCTTAATTAAGGCACAAAATACAATTGATACTATTAATGAAATAGATATTTGTAATATTATTAATTATTTTTTAAATAAAGCTATTCCTCCTGGTTCGCAACTAGAAGAACAATTTGGTAAATTAAAAGCAGAAGTTAAAAAGATAAATGATAAAATTGCTGAAATAGAAGATAGTAGTGTTTATACCAAAATATCAGATGCTCAAGCTAAACAACAAGAAATACTTAGTTTAATTACCTCATTTAATGTTCCTGAATTTGTTTTGAAACTTGTTCCTCAAGGAGGTGAATTAATTAAACAATTAAAAAATACAGCTGATAGTATTGGTAATATAACTACTAGTGGTGATATTGGTAAAGTATTAGGTACATTAAATACTATAAAAAGTTCTCTTAAAACAATAGAGAATATGACTAGCCCTGCTGATTTGGTTAATGTAACTAGAGCAGGACAACAAGTACAAAAATTACAAGAGGTATTAAATCCATCAAGATTAGTTCCTGCTTTAGAAGCACTTCTTACTGGAATAGAAGGTGCAGTTCGTTTATTGAATTTAATAAATAATAATCTTAGAAGATTAGCTAATTTAATTGGGACATTATCTAGAATTATTTCTATATTAAAAAGAGTATTAACTGCAATCAAAAATATTCCTATTCCTGCTCGTTTTGTATTAGTATCTACTATTAATTCATTACAAGAGATTTCTCGTAAATTAGATAAACAATTAGATAAAGCAGAAGCATCATTAAAAGAATTAAATGCATTTTTACAATCAATAAGTAAAACAGTAAATGATATTACTTTATTAGTTAATGTCATTGTTGAATCACTAAAAAAATTACTTGATAAACTTAAAGCATGTGCTAAAACAAAAGATTTACCTATTGTTACTAAAACAGAAACATTAATAGTTAATCTTACTAAAATTAAAGATGAAATAATAGCATCAGTTACAACCTCTGATCCTAAAGTGGTTGTCTATAAAGGATTTAAATTGACTATATTAACTGAGGAAGTAACAGATGAAGGTATTACCTTACGTAGAAGATATGGGGTTGCTACAAATGTTCAAGGCATTGTTAAAGCACAAACTGATTTAACATACGCTACCTTAGATGAAATTATATATAACGAACTTCGTTTTGAAATTGATAGATTAAATCTTGAAATAGCTGAAAATACTAATCCTAGCGAAGAAGCAGCACTTGATGAAGAATTAGGATTACCTTCAGAACAAGAACAATTAGCCGATATTGCTGCTTCTGAAGCAGAAGTTGCTAATATTATAAAATCAATACCTGCTGAAGAAAAAGTAGTAAATGAACGTAGTAAAAGAGATAAACGTAAGTTTAAACGTTTTAAACGTACTATTAACAGATTAAAAAAACAAGGTCTTACTAAAGAGCAAATTAGAAGTCGTGTATTAAATAAAAACAAATTTGATAATTTTAGTGAACAAGATTTTGAAGAAGCATATAGAGGTAGTAGTATTGTAGAAAAATCAAAAAATACTACAGGCACTTAAAAACAGTTTTATAAATATTTATATATATGAAAGTTGAAACATTTAGAAAATTAATAAGAGAAGAGGTAAAACGCGCAATTCGCGAGGAATTACCATCTGTACTTAATGAGATTAATGAAACACCTAAAGGTGTTGCTAAACCAGGCCGTGCTTTCAGTGGATTGTTTGAAGAAATGGATAAAAAAGTCAAACAACCTATGATTGAAACCACAGGTAATCCAATGCTTGACTTGTTAAACGAAACTCGTCAACAAATGACTATGGGTGATGAAGAATGGCCGTCAATGGGCAACTATGATTCTAGCGCAATTAATAATTATCGCGCAGAAATGATGGGTGCTTTTGGTGGTGGTGCTCCAACAGTTCAAACAGTAGACCAAATGGTACAAACAGCAAGACCTGCAAGTGATGTATCTCATGTTCAAATTAATGCCGTACCTGACTTCAGTAAAATGATGGGTGCGTTAAAAGAAAAAGGTAAAATTTAATGGCAAAATATATTATTCAAAATATTAACCCATTAGATACAAAACCCTCAGTAGGTGTTGGTATCAGAGTTCCGTTTGACGGATTTACTGGTATCAATACTACTTATACTACTCAAGAAGCAGTAAAATCAAATTTATTAAATTGGTTTTTAACTAATGATAGAGAAAGACCATTTAACCCTGCATTTGGAGCTAATTTAAGAGCACAGTTATTCGAACAAATTAATTCGGGTACTTTTGCTTCAATAAATGATGTAATTACTCAAGAATTAGCTATTTATTTTCCGAATGTAATAATTGTTGATTTACAGGTTCAAGGTTCACCAGATTATAACACAATTCAGATATATTTTAGATACCGTCTAAATGAAACGAATATTGAAGATGACATACAAATAACTTTTACCAATGGCTGAGACTAAACAAGTATCCTATATTAATAAAGATTTTGGCACGTTTAAACAACAATTAATAAACTTTGCCAAGACTTATTATCCTAACTCTTATAATGATTTTAGTGAAGCATCACCAGGTATGATGTTCATTGAACAAGCTTCTTATGTGGGTGATGTCCTTGCCTTTTATGCTGATAGTCAAATTCAAGAAAATTTTGTTCAATTTGCTAAACAAAAAAGAAACTTATTATCATTAGCATACCAAGCAGGATATGAACCTAAAGTAACATCCGCCGCTTCTACTATTGTAGAAGTATATCAAATTGTTCCTTCAACAGTTGATTCTGGCCAATATATTCCAGATTTCAATTATTCAATGATTATCCAAGAAGGAATGCAATTATCAGCATTAAATAATCCTCAAATAGGATTTTATTGCCCTAAAAAAATTGATTTTACTTTTTCATCGTCATTTGATCCTACAATCGTATCTGTATTTTCATTAGATTCAAATAATAATCCAGCATATTATCTCTTACAAAAAGAAACACAAGCAGTAGCTGGTACTTTACAAACATCAACTTTTAATTTTGGTAATCCAATTAAATTCCCAACTGTTACAATTGATGCTGATAGAATTATAGGCATTGTACAAATAACAGATAGTGATAATAATAAATGGTATGAGGTTCCTTATTTAGCTCAAGAAACAATTTTTGTACCTACTGATAATACAGTATTAAACGATCCTAATCTATATCAATACAGATCTCAAGTTCCTTATTTACTAAAATTAATGAAGGTTCCAAGACGCTTTGTTAAGAGATTTAGAGATAATAATACATTAGAATTACAATTTGGTGCAGGTATTTCAAACAGCTCAGATGAAGAAATAGTACCAAACCCAGAAAACGTAGGTTTAGGTTTACCTTATGGTGTAAATAAATTAACTACTGCTTACGACCCTTCAAACTTTTTATATACCAAAACTTATGGTATTGCCCCTTCAGATACAACTTTAACAGTTCAGTATTTAACAGGGGGTGGTGCCGAATCAAATGTACCACAAAACCAACTTCAAACTGTTGTTTCAAGTTCAGTAACATTATTTGGTGGTAGTACATTAGATGCAATTCAAGCATCTACAGTATTAACTTCATTAGCTGTAAATAATCTTAGAACAGCTGTTGGAGGTGGAGACGGAGATAGTAATGATGACTTGAGATTAAACACAATGTCTGCTTACCCTACTCAGTTAAGAGCAGTAACTAAAGATGACTACTTAGTTAGAGCATTAAGTTTACCTGCTGAATACGGTGTAGTATCAAAAGCATATATTACTCAAGAAATGAGTATTACTGAAACTACTCAAAATACAGGATTAACAGCTACTTTAAATCCATTAGCTTTATCACTTTTTATATTATCTAAAGATAATGATAATAGATTAAACTATGCTACTCCTGCTCTAAAACAAAATTTAAAGACTTTCTTAGACCAATATAGAATATTAACTGATGCTATTGTAATTAGAGATCCATTTATTATTAACATCGGTATTAATTTTGAAATTGTAGTTAGACCAAGTTTTAATAACAAATTAGTATTAAATAACTGTTTAGCTGCTATTAGAGATTTCTTCTTAATAGATAGATGGCAAATCAACCAACCAATTATTTTACCAAATCTTTATACATTATTAGACACTGTAGAAGGTGTTCAAACTGTACAAAGTGTTAACATTGTAAATTTAGTTGGTGAAGATCAGGGTTATTCAAAATATTCTTATGATATGAATGCCGCAACTATTAAAGGAATTGTATATCCTTCATTAGATCCAAGTATTTTTGAAATAAGATACCCAAATAATGATATACAAGGTAAGGTAGTAACATACTAAAGGGATAGAAAGTCTATATTTATATCAAGATAAAATAGACTATGGCTGTTTACAACATATTTCCTGAAAAAGACACATTTATTTGGTCGCAA